TCTTAAGCTATCCCTAGCATCACTTGTGGTAATATATGTAAGTGCATCTCCTGTGTCACCACTTATACTCTGTGAGTTACCACTTAAATCTGTTAGCTCTATTTGTGTACCAGTAAAATCACTAGAAAATGCAGTATCAAACTGGTCTGAAGCCATTACTAATACAAACCTTTCGGTATCACTTCTGTCTATGAAATGTACTTTAGCATCTGTATCTGTCTTATTGGTTATCTTAGCAACGTGCTCTAATGGAGGTCTCTTCTTAAGACCTTCAGCAATAGTAACCATGCCATTCTCTTGTACTTCACATTGAGAAGCAAGTCTTAGACTAGGTGGTTGCTGAGAAACTCCATTTATTAGATTGCTTATTTGCTCTGTAATTAAGGGCATCTACCATAATTTCCGGTGAAGCTGAGTCGTATTTAACATATCTAATGTCCCATAAGCTACGTTTAATCCTGATCGTTCTGCATCATCATCTAACAGATCAGCATAGGCTTCTGCTTCTTCTTGTCTGTTTACAGTTTCAGCTGATACTTGTCCTATAATTTCCTCTTGGAAAATCCTAGCAGCTCTAGTAGTTACATACTGTCTAAAGGTATTAGGTGTATCTACAAAGTCTAGTAAGGTAATAGTAACAGCATTGTTTAAATTCTTAGTCCAAGTAAAAGTATTGTTATCTAGATCATAAGCATACATACTACCAGACCTACCCCTAATGGTCATTAGTTGGCCCGGTTGATACACAGAAAGAATAGACTCACTAAGTGGAATCCTATTGTCACTATCCCTAGTTAACACTACGTCCCACTCTGTATTAAAATGCCATCCCTTTTGTTGAGCTGCTCTGTTTACATTAGAAAGCAATTTCTTAGCTTGAGTTACTTCTACTGTAGTAGCTGTTTCAAGACTAGATACAGCAGCTTCACCTATAGCAGCCAGAAGTATATTAACAGCTTCAAGCTCTGTCATAGGTGTTAAGGATATAAAAGCCATTTTAAGTTACCAGACTGTGAGCTGTTAGTTGACACATACGACAAGTAATATTGTCAGTAGAGTCTACATTACCAATGAATACACTTAGGTAATCATTAGTTGCCATTGAAGCAAACCCTGAGACAGCTATAGGTACAGAGTTAACAGTAACAGTAGCACCAAAACCACCCATCTTAGCTCCTGAAACTATTGTACCATTTTTAGCTACTGCCATTACTAATTCTTTACTAACCGCAGAAGTATTAAGTTCAACCATAGCACTACAATCAAACTTTACATTTGTTGTAGGTGTACCTGTATATCTTAAACGTCCATCTGCATTCATATCAAATTCATTAGCAGTAGGAGCTGTACTTAAAGTAAACGTACCACCTGTAGTTACTTCAACCATGTTAGTTAAAGAAGTAGGTGTAACGTTTGCTTGTCCTGAGATCGTTGTTGATCCAGCTGTACTTAAATAGATGCTTCCTTGTTTAACTTGACAGGTCTCAACAAGATCACGCAAGTCCTGAGGTGTAATAGAACCAGCTGCTTGACCATCTTGAAACAAGTTAGTAACTAGAGCACTTACGGTTCTACTTGTATCAGTCATTGTTTCCTCAAATAAAAAACAAGGAGCCTAAGTTACCCTAGGCTCCTCTTAAATTAACTTTCAGTAACAGTAGTTCCACTACCACTACCTTGTACTGACATACTAAAGCCAGCAGTAATAGCTACAGCAGTAGACAAAGCTTTACCAGCCAGCCTTACCATAGCCTTAGCAGGAACAACAAAAGGAACATTTCCTGGAAAAGAAAATGACCCTGGATTGGTTCCACCATTACCACCACTAGCAGCAACTACGTCAGAGTCTTGCTCTACCACAGTTACTTTAGCAACAGTACGCCAAGTTTCTGAATTAGCAACGCCAGAAGCTTCAGCGTGTGCTACTTGTAAAGCAATCTCAGCCGTACCCTGACCAGCAGCAACGGAATCTACATCATACCAGAAACCATGAACATAACCAGTGTGACCAGCTGGGACTTTCCAAGTACAGTTACCTGACTCTTTAGAACCGGCATCAATAAGAGCATGAACACCACCACCAGTTACATCAGCAATAGTGATCGCACCAGCAGCAGCTAGTCCAGTACCAGAAGCAGTAACTTCAGCTTTCTGAATAAAGGAAATATTCTGCTCAGTCATTTCTACTTCAGTCGTACCATTCATAGCTACAGCCTGAGTATACTGATTGAAACTATCATCAAGGTACGTTACTGTAACCTCAGTAGCACCTGTAGAACCAACATCATCTGCAGCCGATCCAGATACAAGGTCTATATCTGCACCAGCAATGACAGGAAGAACCTGATCAGCATTAGTGTTGGTAATAGTTTCAAAAGATGTACCAACAGTAGCATTATCAGCATAAGGCTGTACTAGCGTTACATTGGTAACAGTATTAGCAGCTAAAGCAAGAGATTGGATATTAGCTATATCAGTCATAAATTATATCCTTTCCCTTAAGAGGTTTTAAATTCAATACAGCCTTCAGGACGGATAAATCCGTGACCCATAGCATACTTAGCTACGATGATCCAACCCTGATTCTTGATGCTGTATTCAGTTTCAACTGCAAGGTTCAACAACTTAACAGTAGCTACAGAAGACTTGTGCATAACTAGTGCTTTAGTCGTACTGAAGTTACCATCATGTGTTGTTACTTGAGCAGAACTAATGTTACTAATAGGTAGGTTGTTAGTCTTCACAATGTGAACACCAGCTACCTTCATTACTTCACCTTCTGCATAAACTCCACGTCCACCCCAATCACGGTTGATCAGGTCAGTAGTCTCAGCCATGAGATAGTACTGAGCAGGACGTACATACATATACCTATCACTCTCAGGTACATTGTTCTCATCCAGTTGTTCAGCAGCATCAAACAGACCACTACCTAACGTAGAACCAGACGTACCATAAGAAGCATTAGTAAGTACAGAACCACCATTACCACCACTAACCAACGTAGCTGAACGTGCTCCTAGTACTCCCTGTTGTAATACATTTTGATCCCATTGTGTACCCAAGGCAATACCAGCTTCCTTAGCGTAGATAGAACGTACCTCAAAGTGAGACATAGCCTCATCAAGGTTGTTCACAAAGTGATCAGCAATAAGGAGACCATCAATAGAGATGACCTTCTCATTCTTGTGGATGATCGTACCATCCAATTCAATACCAGTGGTTCCAGTATCACCTGAGCCATTGATGTAGGCATACTCAGTAGCAGCAGTTTTCCATACTAGAGGAAACTGTGCAGAGATACCACTAGAGATACTACGGATAACGTGTTTATCCATAGTGACACTAGCTTGCTCAAAAGCAGTCAACACTTCTCCTGCATATACTTTAAGAAATAATGCAGAGGAATCACCAGCAGAATTAGCTTGACCTGTCCTTGTCATAGTAAGGACGGGTGCAGTAGTATTCGTAACTGACATACTGTTCTCCTAGTTTTAATTAATAAAAAGTATCTAACAAAATTAGCTATACTTTTCTTTAACTTTCAACTAGAAGTTATCAACCGCAGCTGGCTTCTGTTTACTTGTTTAAATACTTTATAGCAGTACTACTTACAACTTCCCTTGCGAGAAGATATCTGACCGTTCTAATTTACCTAGTACGTCCTGCCTATAAGCAGTATCATACTCATACCTTGGGTCTTTCATAGCAGCAGTTACTTCAGCATTAGACCTAAAGACATCACCTGAACCCTCAGGTTCAGCTTGAGTGCCTCCATAAGTCTCGCCTTCACTACCAGCTGTGTTGGTATAATCAGAACGTAAACCTTTAGCTGCCATGATAGCAGTATTAACATCACCACTATTCACAGCTCTATCATAAGCTTGTATTTGTTCTGGACTGTAGTTAGACTTAGCCCACTCTACCATGTTACCGTACTCAGCCTCACCACCTACAGAAGTCTTTACTTGGTTTCCTATTTGTTCACCTAAAGCTTTGACTCCTGCAATATATGTATCAGCATACTCTCTACTGATACCAGCATCTTCTAGTTGCTTGTAACTATTGTCTGTTAAAGCACCAGTAGACATATACTCCTGTTGTAGAGCAGCCATATCAAATGCACCTTCGGCTACTTCAGGAGTCTGAGGTATACTTAAGTCTGACTCTACAGCTTCTACTTCTGGTTGTGTAGGTTGACCTAGTTTCTTTTCTAGTTCTTGGTAACTCTGCATAAGTTTGTCATAGTCACCACCAAACTTATCCTGAGTCTCCATTCCTGGAGGGGTGATTTCCTTCTCTTCCACCAAGTCTATCATCTCTTGATTGTGTGCTTCTTCAGCACTTACATCTACTTGTTCACTATCAACCGTCAGTTGGTTTGCCATATCGTTCTCCATAAGTTTCTTTAATTGTCCCATTGCGTAGCTGAATCCTAGTGTACGTTGATGGGAGAGAACCATGCGTTCTAACTTCAGGTTTCTGCTCTAACACTTTACTAACTATCTCTACATTTTTTAGTTCTGCTTTACTTGTAACAGCCCTAGCAACCTTATCTTTTTCTTTAACCTTTTCTTTCTTATTTGTATCTTTAGTTCTGCTCACCTTGTTGTGCTCCTTGTCTAATCATTTCACCACCCTGTGTAACAGCATTGGGTGTAGCAGCCTTTAACATCTCTGCTTGTTGTTGTGCTTGTTGGGCTTGTTGTCTCTCCTGTTGTACTTGTTCCTCACTCTTAATGAGTCCCTTCATGTCTATACCAAAGCCTACTCCTAGACGTTTAAGAACGTCACTAGCATTAGTATATCCTAGTACAGCTTCTGGCCCTAAAATCTGTGTGGCAGTCTGAAGAAAAGTAGCCAGCT